TTGATCTAATTGGCATATACGCAAAATGCTATGACAGAGATAAACGAGCACAGATTGGGTTCATGCTGTTTAATTTTGTAAACAGTATCATGCAATATAAAGTTCCATTTGCAGTTGGTGCTTTCATGCTGACTCGAAAGGACAAGTTTGATGAGTATGGTGGCTTTGCTGAAAAGTATGGAACCAGTGAAGACTTCTTTTTATCTAAGCAGTACGATGTTAAAAAATTCAAATTAGTGAATCATTATTTTGGGCAGGATAGTAGAAGGTTTCAGATCATGGGATACTTCGGTATGGCATGGTATCTCATAAAGAATTTCTGGAACCGAAACAACGATGCCTATTGGAATCAAGTAGACTACTCTAAGTATTGGAAATGAATGAAAACAATTGCTATCTTTCTGAGACACCCAGAGTGTTCTCATGACTGTGTTGATGCGATGGTACATGCATTATCTCCAAACTATATTGTAAAAACATTTAATGAGAAGGACATAGAAGATGTTAATTTTTTCAATGGTCTTGATGTCATTGCTTTTCCTGGGGGGATTGGTGATAGTGATAAAATGTATAGATTTTTTACTCGAAGAACTGGGAACCGAGTAGCCAAATTTATTGAAGATGGTGGCTACTATCTTGGCATCTGCATGGGTGCATACTGGGCTGATCAGTGGTATTTCGATCTGATCGGTGATGTTCGTGCAGAGCAATATATCAAGCGACCAAACGCTGACATAAAAAGAAGCTACGGAACAGTGGCTTCAGTCACATGGAATGGTCAAGCAGAAGAAATGTATTTCTATGATGGTTGTGCACTTGTCGGTGATGAAAGCACTTTCAAGACAGTTGCACGTTATGCCAATGGAGATCCTATGGCAATCATTAAGGATCGGGTGGGTATTATCGGATGTCATCCAGAAGCACCACTCTACTGGTATGAAAATCCATGGCAGTACATAAATAAATACTGGAATGGTGGAAGACACCATACCTTACTTTTGAATTTTGTCAATGAACTTACGGAGAGTAAATGATACTTGAAATTTTTTGCTATGGCTTCATCAGCGCATTCGGCTGGTGGACTGCAAACCACTACGTGATTGAACCACACTTCCCACCAGCAATCGAAAAGAAAGTGCAGAAAGATGACTGAATGGTTCGCAACCTTCTTTGCATTGTTCTTTACCGATGTCTTTTACACATACTACCTAAAAGCAATCAACGAAAACAAACCACTGATTTCCAGCTTTTGGGCAGTGGTTGTGTTCTTCATCGCAAGCGTGGCAGTGATCAACTATACGACCGATCACTGGCTACTGATCCCCGCATGTCTGGGTGCCTTCTGCGGCACCTACGTAGGGATACGATTCCGCAAAAAAACCCTTTAAAATCAACAACTTACGTAATCCCCTCAACTTCTGAGGGGATGCAAGAAATCGCTTGCCTTTAATTCAGGTTAGACGTATAATTATGTTATGATGAATGAAAAGGAGTTAAAAATGCGTGGTTCTATCCGTATGTTTATAGGTTTTTTCCTGGTCTGGGGTGCCGTAGGTGGCTTGGACTTCCCTGAAAATTCCCTGCTGGCTTGCTCGGCTCTGGCTGTTGCTGGTCTGTTGATCGGTCTCTCTGGTGTTATCGCAATGAAAGGTTCGAAATGAAACAGTTGAACGCATTTGTCGAAAAGGCAAACAAGTGGAACGCAATTTTCAAAGGTACTCAATACAGTCTGTCTACCCATGCTGATCGCCAGCGTCTGGCAGACAAAATTGATGCTGACCTCAGCCCCGAGAACTTGACATGCGATGGTGAACTTCCACGCAGTGCGGTTCAGGCGAAGTATCGTGAATTGACCACTGTGGCTCGCCAACTGAAAGAGTTGGATCCTGCAGTGAAATTTTATGAATTTTAATAGGGAGTTGCTATGAGTAGAATGGCTGACTTGGATTTGGAAGTCCGTAACATGCTTGACGAAGGGTTGCTCCCTGCACGTATTGCAACTTTGTTGGATATCCCATTGCAAATGGTGTATGATGTAATCGATCCTGAATCGTATGATGATTCCATGGATGGTGATCATGACTCCGCAATGGCGTCTGCTGGTTTCGGTACTGATGAAGATTATGGTTACTATGGAGATGAATGAAATGGAATTCGACAAGCGTCATGGTGGTCCATTTGATCGTGGCACTGCAGATTCTTACTATCGTCGTGGATACAGTCCGCACTACTACGAGGGTGGAACTTCGATAAGTCCTCGTGTGGAACTGACTGAAATGACACTTACAGAAGTCGCTGCATATAACGCAGGTTATCAGTGGAACGAAGTGTATGGTGACAAGAAGGATTGGGGTTGACATGATTAAAGTATACATCTTGGTTGAGGAAGTTGACATCATCGGTGTCTACAAGACTCGACAGGAAGCACTCAATGATGCATTGAGGTATGAATTGAACAATTGGTTTATTGATGAGAAGGACTTGAAATTATGAATGATGAATTGAAAGCACTGGTATTGAAGGCAGGTGCACCTAAAGAAGTGATGGATGAACTGTGGTTCAATCTTTTCTGCAATAAGTTTGCAGATGTTCTGTTGACCGAAGCTGAGAAACAAGTTTTTGGAGAGACATGTGAATAAATTCGCAGCAATGAAACACAAGAATGCGATCGATAGCGAAGTCCTGTTGATTGCACAGGAAGAATGCGCCGAAGTGATCCAAGCAATCAGTAAGGTATTTCGATTCGGTATGGATGATGAATACAAAGGACAAACGAATCGCGAACATCTTGAAGAAGAAATCGGTGATCTAATGTGTATGATCGATCTACTGACTGAGAATGGAATTATCAGTGAGGCAGCATGTATGGCTGCCAAGAATGAGAAGCTAAACAAACTGATGACATGGTCTAACATTTTTAAGGAAACTGTATGATTACGATTAGCGGAGTTACCAAGCGTCAGAAACGCATGCTGAACATCATGTGGGATCTGGATACCGAGGAAGACTACTTTGAGTGGTACTACTCTTTGGATGCAGAGTTGCAAGCAGAAGCAGATATACTGCAACGTATGATGATTCTTGAATCCTTTGAAGAGGATCTTGGAAATCTTACTGAAGCCAAAGATGCACTTGCAAACATAATGGCTAAATAAACACTCTACTTAAATTTGAGATGCAAATGAAAACGAAGTATAATTTACCTAAACCTAGAAATCCTGTTGCAAGGGATTTGAGAACACCCAAGTATAAAATGCGTGTGGTGGACTCGAAGGTACAATACATTCGTCAACCTAAACACAAGAAGGACATCTATGAACAAAGAGTATGAGTTCTACAAAGCTGGTATGCTTAAGACCATTACCATCAAAGAAAACAATCCAGGTAAATCTTATGAGACCATTGAGTTTACCATCAAGAACAAACTTACCGATGAGACTGGTAAAGTCATAATCGATAGTGGACATACATCCTTCTTTGACCCACGTGAATTCAAAGATTTTTTCGAACCAATTATTAATGACCTGAAAGTGAGATTCGATAATGCAAACAGTATTCAAGAATGACAAAGAGTTTGAAGAATTCAAAACCTGGACACTTGGAGTCTTACACGATGACAAAATCAAAGATCTGTGCGTTACTTTTACCAAAAAAGATGGTAGCGAAAGAGCAATGCGTTGTACCCTCGTTGAAGGAAGAATACCTACAGAAAAGACTCCCAAAAACGAGAACACCAGTGCCACGTATTCTGGATCCGCTGTTCGGGTCTTTGACACAGAAGTCTCTGAGTGGAGATCGTTTCGTTGGGATTCCGTAACTAAAGTGGAGTTTACGCTATGAACATTTATCAAACAAGCAGAGAAGAATATGTGGCAGTTCTCATGAACGAAGTAGAAACCCTACGCAGGTACTACTATGATCCACACAAAGAAGGTACTGGACACTTCAATACCACAATCAGTGTATTGGAACAACGCATCAAAGAAATTCAGGAGGATGAAGATGGAATGGCTTAAAGGTTTTGGAATTTTAACTGTTGCTGCAATTGTTATTGGATTGCTAATCCTTGGTCCACTGGCGACTATCTGGGCAGTCAATACATTGTTCCCTACTTTGGCAATTCCCTACTCGTTTGAGACTTGGGTTTCAGTGGTAATTCTAGGTATGTTCCTCAAAGGAAATGTCACTGTCAAAAAGTAAGTGGAAAGTAATCCCCTCATCCCAGTAGGGGATTACAATATATCGCTTGCCTTTAATTCAGCTATGTGGTATAATTATATTATAACTTGGAGGTCTTGACCTATGACAAATACCGCAAAACGTAAACAGCTGATCGCTCGCACTGAGCGCATGACTAAGGGAGTTGAGGTAACACTCGATCCCGCACACTATCAACGAGATCTCATCATGGCGTTGAACTACTACAACACCAACCATGATGACAAAGAAAAGAAGAAGTGGTTCATTACCCACTACGCAAAGATCGACAAGAAAGCAGCAGTTGAGTTGCTGAAGGTTGACGAACAACACTTTCGCCATGCAGGTATTCTTGCTCGCATGATTGAAGGTGGTTCGGTTCTGTTGGAGAACGAAATGCGTCACCTGACCGAAAAGACTGAGACACTGTTGGCTCAGATTCAGAAGCGTCAAAAATCCCAAGATGTTCAAGACAAGAAAGATGCTGCTGCTGCAAAAGCTGCGTTGCCATCAAACGTAATCTCCATTCAACAACGCATGGAAGACAAAGCGCATGATGTTGCTGGAGAAATCGAAGGTGCAATCGATGACTTTATTCTTGCTGGTTGCAAAGGCGACTTCTCTGCCAAGAACTATCTGATGGCCAATCAAGTAGCTGGTCCGATCGCTAAACGTGTTGGTGATCTGTTTGTCAAAACATCCAATGAGTTGCATGAAGCACTTGCTGGTGATGATGAACAACTTGTTGAAGGTTACTCCAACTTTACAAAACGTGAACTGAAGAGGTTTGCTGAATTCGTTGACACCATCATCGCTGACTGCAATCAGATGGTTCAGACTGCCAAAGCAAATCGTGCTCCACGTAAGCGTAAGGAAGTCCCTGCTGCCAAACAAGTGGCTCGTATGAAGTACCTGCGTGAATTTGCTGAGTTAAATCTGAAGTCTGTCAACCCAGCGAACATTATCGGTTCCAGCGAAGTGTGGTTCTACAATACGAAGTATCGTCGTGTGGGCGTATACCGTGCAGAAGGAACTACCCTTGCTGTGAAGGGAACTACGATCATCGGGTTCGACATCAAAGAATCCAAAGCATTTACGCTACGTAAGCCAGAAGAATTCTTCAAAGGATTGTCGCTGGGTAAACGTGCGCTGACTGCCAAGATGAAGACTTTGACTACGAAACCCTCTGCTCCAAATGGACGTATAAATGAAGAAACAATTTTGATTGGAGCATTTTAATGATTTTAGTTGACTACAGTCAGGTGGCTTTGTCAGCCATCTTGACTTTCCAAAGAGAGCTAAAGGGCACTGAGTCTGAGGTGAAGAACTTGATTCGTCATGTCACTCTCTCTACCATTAAGTCTTACAAGAAGAAGTATGGTAAGGAATATGGAGACGTTGTAATCTGTTGCGATGGACGTAAGTACTGGCGTCGTGACTTTTTCCAGCACTACAAAGCAGGTCGTAAGAAAGCACGTGATGCATCAGATCTTGATTGGGGTTTGATCTTTGATACGCTGTCTGAGATGCGTGACGATCTAGCCAAGCATTTTCCATACAAGGTAATGCACATTGAACGCTGTGAAGCAGATGACATCATTGCAGCATTGACAAAGTATGCGCAAGAGAACGAACTTGTTCAAGAAGGTTTGGTTGAGGAATCACAAAAGATTCTTATCCTATCTTCTGACAAAGACTTCAAGCAACTGCAGCTGTATCCAAACGTGAAGCAGTGGTCACCCATGCAGAAGAAGTATGTTACGGCAACTCAACGAGAAATCATTGAGTACAAGATCGAGCATATTGTCAAGGGTGACTCTGGTGATGGCATTCCAAACATCATGTCCAAAGATGACGTGTTTGTCGTTGGAGAAAGACAGCGAGTTGTCACAGCCAAGCGACTGCAGGAATTCATTGAGAATGGCTTCATTGCTTGTAAGAATGATGATGAGCGTCGTAACTGGCATCGTAATACGGTTCTGGTTGACTTTGATCATATCCCTGATGATGTTCGTCAAGAGATCGTTCAAAGTTACATAAATACAAAGCCGACTGGCGACAAGATGGCTATCATGAACTACTTGATCGAGCATCGTTGCCGATTACTACTTGACGAACTAGAGGATTTTTAATGAGAAAATATATACCACAAGTGATGGAAGAAATCAATGCAGATCCAAGCACCATTGAGAAGTACAAAGATGATGCTGCTGTGCGACTGATTTTTGAATACGCATTCGACCCAGCAAAGAAGATGATTCTTCCTGAAGATGCACCACCATTTAAAGCAGCATCTGAGCCACTGGGCATGACTCCAACAAACTTATACAATGAGTTGCGTCGTCTCTATGTGTTCTGCAGAGAAGATTTGAAGCCACTAAAGCGAGAAAGTCTTTTCGTATCGTTGCTTGAAGGTGTTCACCCATCCGAAGCTAAAATGTTGATTGCAGTGAAGGATCAGACTTTGCATAAGTTGTATCCCAAGATCACTCGAAAGGTAGCCGAAGGAGTAGGGTTTGTGGCTCCCCTTGCAAAGAAGGAAACAGCAAAAAAATCCATGGCTGGAGCCGACCAGTAATGAAGTTACGAGTCGCCCAGCCATGGTGGAAAAGGATCATAAATCGCTTGTCTTTAAAGTAATCCCCTACGGATCTAAAGGGATTACAAGAAATCGCTTTACTTTAATTCAGTTATGGCGTATAATTATCTTATGATGATTGAAAAGGAGTT